AAAAATTTCAAGACGTTCACGAGTGCGGTTGCGTTTATCATCCTGATGCTCACGGAGCCGGACTTCTCCCGGTTCTTCTCGGTGGCGCCCGATCTGGCCCTGTCGAGTGAGCTCAAGCTCGCGATCCGCAAAATCATAAAAACATCGCCGGTTCTGTACGACGAACAGGATCCTGCTTTTAAGATTCTACGCTCACAGATCATTTGCCTGCTGAACGACAACGAGTATACGCCGTTGGCTTACTCCGAGGACACCATGGACGGCAAGCTGGCCAATGCCTTTCTGGCGGATGAGGCAGGCGCCCTTGACGCCTACCCCGTCGAGGCCATGAGGTCATCCCAGATCACGCTGATCAACAAGCTGGGGATCATCATCAGCACCCAGTACCCCAACGACAACAACGTCATGATCGACGAGATCGACATCGCGAAGAAGATCCTGGACGGCCTCCTGGATGACCGGCGGACCTTCTCCCTGCTCTATGAGCCGGATCAGAACCTGCGTCAGGGTGATGCGTGGATGAGCGATGACAGGATCATCTACCAGAGCAACCCCGTAGCCGTGGCCCATGAGTACATTTTTGATGAGCTGCGCAAAAAGCGGGCCCTCGCCGCGCTTTACGAAAACAAGCGGGAGAATTTCCTCTGCAAGCACTGCAACATTCTCTACAAGGGCCTCGGCACCGAGGGGTATATCGACATCCAGCAGGTCAAACTCTGCCGGCGTGACGATGATCCCGGATGGTGGCGCGGCCGCCGGGTGTGGCTGGGTCTTGACCTGTCCCAGACGGATGACAATACCAGCGTGAGCATTGTCACCGATGACAACGGCGTGATCGTTGCCCGGGTCATGTGCTTTGTGCCGGCGGGCAGGGTGGAGTTCAAGAGCGCCAAGGAAAAGGTCGACTACAACCGCATGATCAGAGAAGGGATCTGCACGCCCTGCGGGGATGAGGTGATCGACTACTCGGTCGTGGAGCAGTACATCATCGACCTGCCGAAGACGCTGGGCGTCGAGATTATGCAGGTCGGCTATGACCGGTACAACGCCATCAGCACGGTGCAGAAGCTCGAAGCAGAATCTATAACCTGCGTGGAGGTGCGTCAGCATTCCAGTGTTCTGCACGCGCCGACCAAGCTGCTGAAGGAAAAGATCTTGACGCGGCAATTTCTCTATGACGACAACCGACTGCTGGAAATCAATTTCCAGAATGCCAGGTGTACGGAAGATACTAACTTAAACAAATATGTAAATAAAAAGAAAAGCAGCGGAAAAGTCGACATGGTGGTGTCGACAATCAACGCTGTTTTTTTATTACAGCAAGACATTCTCTACAACGATGGCTTTGTGGCCATGGTGATCTGATATGTGGAATCCTTTCAAAATTTTTACACGGGCCGATCCCGGCCTTGAAGACAGCTCGGTCCGTCTGGTCGATACCCTGCTGGAGACGCTGCTGCGGCCCGATGCCATGACGCTGGAAAAGGCGATGAACATCCCGGCATTCGCGGGGTGCGTGAACCTGATCTGCGGCACGGTGTCCCTGATCCCGATCCGGCTATACCGGCGCGGGGAGGGGGACGTGATCGAGGTCGTCCAGGATGATCCCAGAGTGCGGCAGCTCAATGCCGACACCGGCGACACCCTCACAGGGGCGAATTTCAAAAAGGCGATGGTCTACGACTACCTGACCAGCAAGGGAGGGTATGCGTACATCAATCACCGGGGGAGCAGTTGGAAGGGGCTGCACTTTGTGGAGTCCACTGAGGTGAGCTTCTCTGAAGGGTATGACCCTATTTTCAAGGACTACAAGATCATGGTCGGCGGGAAGCTGTATGAGCCTTTCCGCTTCCTGAAAATGTGCCGCAGGACGAAAAACGGCTACAAGGGCGTGAGCGTGGTTGCAGAGAATCGCGACCTGCTGGCGGCCGTGTACAACGCCATCATCCTGGAGAATGCCCTCGTGAAAAAGGGTGGGAACAAACGGGGCTTCCTGCAGTCCGATCACAAGCTGACACAGCAGGCCGTCGATGCTCTCCGGGACAGCTTCCGCAACCTCTACACATCCGACTCGGATTCGATCCCGGTGTTGAATGACGGCGTCACGTTCCAGGAGGCCAGCGCCACATCGGTGGAGCTGCAGCTCAACGAAAACAAACGTCAGAACAGTACAGAGATCTGCAAGATCTTCGGCGTGCCTCCCGCGATCCTGGGCGGAGGTGCCAGTGATCGGGATTGGCTGAGCTTCGTCCAGTACTGCATCCTGCCGATCCTGGAAGATCTCTGCGAGGCATGCAACCGGGACTTCTTGCTGGAACGGGAAAAGGGATCTCTTTACTGGGCGCCCGATGTGACAGAGCTCACCAAAGGCGACATCAAAACCAGATACGAGGCATACAACCAGGCGATTTACTCGGGCTTTCTGCAGATCGACGAAGTCCGGGCAAAGGAGAATCTCCCCGCGCTGGGTCTGCCTTTTGTCAAGCTGGGCTTGCAGGATGTCCTGCTCGACCCGGCGTCCGGCGACATCTACACACCGAATACGGGCATGTGGGGGTCGCTATCCGGTCAGCACATGGAGGAGGCGCCGGAGAATCCGGAAGACCCCGACACGCCGCCTGATCCGCCTGACCAGGAAGGAGGTGGAACAGATGAAGATAGAAATTCGGTCTGACCGGGTCCATATCGAGGGATACGTCAACGCCGTCGGCAGAGACTCGCGCCGGATGACGGACGAAGAAGGCTATCCCTTCTACGAGCAAATGGAGCCGGGCGTTTTCGCTCGGGCGCTCTCTTCTGGGCGCAAGGTCATGGCACTGCTCAACCACGATAACAACCGTGTGCTGAGTGATACGGAGCGCGGCCTTGAGCTCAAGGAAGATACGATCGGCCTGTATGCCGCTTTCGACTCCGGCGATCCGGAGCTGATTGAACTGGCGCGGGGCGGTCATCTTATGGGATGGTCTTTTGGTTTTATCCCGATGGACAGCTCCGACGTCTATGACAGTTCCGTCGGCCACAGGTCAGTGGTCAAAGAACTGGAGCTGATCGAGGTGTCAGTGATTTCCGACGCCATGCGCCCGTGTTACGCGGGCACGTCCATCCACACAAGGGCGGACGGGACGGAAGACGCAATCCAGACGCGAGCAATGGACAATGATGCGGTTTTCCGGGCGATCATCGAAGACCAGCCCGAACCAAAGAAAGAGCCTATCGACTACAGCCGCTACGATGCGGTCATCAACAGACTCAAGAAGTAAATAGGAGAACAACGAATATGTACAAGAAGAAGCTTATGGAAGAGAGACAGGCGCTGGTCGACGAGATGGTCGCACTCAGGGCCGGTGCAGAGCGCGAGAACCGCGCATTCTCGGAGGACGAGGATAAGAGGTTTGCAGAGATCGAAGCCGAGATCAGCAGAATCGACGCTTCCCTCCGCGCCATCGATGCGACCCGCAAGCTGCAGGACGCACCCGAGGAAGAGGTCGTCGAGGAGAAGAGAGCCGAGGAGTCCGTCGAGGTCGTAGAGACCCGCGCATTTGCGAACATCATCAGACAGAGGAATGATGCCAACATCACCAAGACGGATAACGGCGCAGTCATCCCGAAGACGATCATCAACAAGATCATTGATCAGGTTAAGGATCTCAGCCCGCTGTTCCGGATGTCCACCCACTACAACATCAAGGGCAAGGTCGCAATTCCTTATGTTGACCAGGCCAACGACAACATCTCTGTCGCATATGCGAACGAGTTTGAGGATCTGCAGGCCAAGGACACCAAGCTCCTTGCCATCGAGCTGGACGGCTATCTTGCAGGCGTCCTCTGCAAAGTCTCCCGCTCCCTGATCAACTCCACCGACATCGACCTGACCAACTTCGTCATCGGCAAGATGGCCCGCGCCATCGCTGACTTCATCGACCACGAAGTGATCCAGGGCACCAACAACAAGATCACCGGCCTCAGCACCGCCACCCAGAAGGTCACCGCCGGCGCCGCAAACGCGATTGCGGTCAATGACCTGATCGCTGCGCAGGATCTCCTCAAGGGTGCATTCCAGTCCGGCGCCATCTGGGTCATGGCTCCCGCGACCTGGACGGCCATCAAGAAGGTGCTCGCCGGCACCAACAACTACGAGCTGAACAGCTCCATCGAGAACGGCTTCGCGGGCCGTCTTCTCGGAAAGCCCGTGTACACCT